TCTTTGCTGACAATGTAAATGCATCAAGCCAAGTTTGGAACACAGTAAATCTACTATTAAGACTTAATAGAGATTGGAAGGTGTAGCCTATGAGCTTTGGTAAAATGAATAAATTTATTGAAATAAAAAGTATCCAAAAAGTAAAAGATGAAGATGGTTTTTCAACAAAACAAGAAATAACAGTTGCAAGAGTTAGAGGATATAGAGAGGGAAGACACGGAAGTGAAAAGTGGGCAAATAGAACTACTTTTACTGAAGCGACTGACCTCTTTATTATTCGTTCTATTCCAGGAACAAAGCTTTCAACTGATATGACTATTTTGTGTGATGATGAGAACTTTGAAATTACTTCAATTGAGGATGTTAAAGGAAAAAATATGTATATTGAAATCCTGGCAAAGAAGGTGATTCAAAATGGCTAAGGCTTATGTGCAATTACCTGAAGAGTATCTACAAAAATTATCAAAGCTTGGAAATAAGACTGATGAAATTTGTGAAAAGATGTTGAAAGCTGGAGGAGAGGTAGTTCTTTCAAAAGTAAAAAGCAATTTAAGTTCAGTAGTGGGGAGTGGTACAAAATACAAATCAAGATCCACAGGAGAGCTTGAGGGAGCATTAGGACTATCAGAAGTAAGGCTTGATAGGAATGGAAATTACAATATTAAAGTTGGATTTGCAGAAACAAGAAGAGATGGAACTAGCAACGCAAAATTAGCCAATATTATTGAATATGGAAAATCAGGTCAAGTTGCTAAACCATTTATGAAACCTGCAAAAGCATCATCAAAAGCAAAATGTATAGAAGTGATGAAATCAACATTTGATAAGGAGGTAAACAACATATGACAGTATTGTCCGAATTAAATACACTTTTGAGTGATATGTCGATACAAACTGAAACAGCTAAATTAAGCGACAAAGCATTAGATGAGTATGTTGTTTTAGTTCCTATATCAGATAACTTTTCATTATTCTGTGATGACAAACCAAAGTATGAAACATCAGAAGTAAGACTATCTATTTTTACAAAAGGAAACTATATGCAATTAAAAAAGAGAATCGTAAATGGATTATTAAATAACAATTTTACGATAACAGATAAACGATATGTTGAATATGAAAACGATACAGGGTTTCATCATTACAACATAGACGTAGCAAAATATTATGAAATGGAGGAAATATAAATGGCTACAATAGGTTTAGATAAATTATATTATTCAAAAATTACTGAAGATGCATCTGGTAATGAAACATATGGAACACCAACTATCCTTGCAAAAGCTATATCTGCAGAACTTTCTGTAGAACTTGCAGAGGCAACTCTTTATGCAGATGATGTTGCAGCAGAAATAGTAAAGGAATTTAAAAGTGGTACTTTAACACTAGGTGTTGATGATATTGGAATTAATGTAGCATCAGAATTAACTGGAGCTCAAATAGATATCAATAATGTTTTAATATCAGGTGGTCAAGATGCTGGAAGTCCAGTTGCTATTGGATTTAGAGCAAAAAAATCAAATGGTAAATATAAATATTACTGGCTTTATAGAGTTAAGTTTGGAATACCTGCAGCAAGTCTTGCAACAAAAGGTGATTCAATCACATTCTCTACGCCATCTATTGAAGGTACAGTACTTTGTAGAAATAAACCAGATAGCAATGGAAAGCATCCTTGGAAAGCTGAAGTTACTGAAGGTGACACAGGTGTAAGCGATGCAACTATTACTGGTTGGTATGATGCTGTATATGAACCAACATATACAAGAAATAGTACAAAAACAACTACAACAACTACTGGCGATAAATAAAATGGAGGTAAGTCATGGAAACTGAAAGAGTAAGTAAGATTAAAGTTGGTGATAAAGAGTATGAGTTAATCTTAACAACAAAAGCAACAAAGGAAATAGCTGGAAGATATGGTGGTTTAGAAAATTTAGGAGATAAACTAATGAAAGCCGAAAACTTTGAAATGGCTCTTGGAGAAATAGTATGGCTTATATGTCTTTTAGCAAATCAGTCAATTTTAATTCATAACTTTAAAAATAAAGATAATCAAAAAGAGTTATTAACTGAAGAAGAAGTTGAAGTCTTAACAACTCCGTTTGATTTAGCAGATTACAAACAAGCTATAACAGATTGTTTATATAAAGGAACAAAAAGAAATATAGAAAGTGAAGAAAATTCAAAAAACGTGGAAGTCGAGTAAGTGATGAAGAATTATTTACTCGACTTTTATATTATGGTTTAGCTCATTTAAATCTATCTTATGAAGAGGTATGGCTTATGCCTTTTGGATTATTACTAGATTTATGGGAATGCCATAGACAATTTAATGGAATAGCTAAACCAAAAAGAGAGGTCTTTATAGACGATATTATTCCAGATGGGATTTAAGGAGGTGAGTTATAATGGCAGATAATTTCGGATTAAAGATTGGTGTTGAAGGAGAAAAGGAGTTCAAGAGTGCTCTTTATAGTATTAACCAAAGTTTCAAAGTTCTAGGATCTGAAATGAAGGTAGTTGAATCTCAATTTAGTAAAAACGATACTTCTATACAATCATTAACAGCTAAAAATCAAGTGTTAAATAAAGAAATAGATGCACAAAAACAAAAAATAGAATTATTAAAAAGTGCCTTAAATAACTCTTCCGAGTCTTTTGGAGAAAATGATAAAAGAACTCAAGAATGGCAGATTAAATTAAATAATGCTACTGCTGAATTAAATTCTATGGAAAAAGAGTTGAAAACCAATGAGGCTGCACTTGATAGTGCTGGAACTGAAATGGATGATGTATCTAAAAGTGCAGATAAGATGGGAAATGACATAGATGATGCAGGAAACAAAGCTGAAAATAGCAATGGCAAGTTTGAAAAGCTAGGATCAGTCTTAAAAGGAATAGGTGCAACGATGGGAGCAGTAGCTGTTGCGGCAGGAGCTGCGGCAGTTGCTCTAGCATCTAAAGTTGTATCAGCTTATGCAGAATTTGAACAGCTTGAAGGTGGTGTTAAAACCTTATTTGGTACAGAGGCATCTTCAGTTGAAGAATATGCAGCAAGTGTTGGTAAAAGTGTAGGAGAAGTTGAAGGAAAATATAACTCACTTCTTGCAGCACAAAAACAAGTCTTTAATGACGCCAACAATGCTTATAAAACAGCAGGTCTTTCTGCAAATGAATATATGAGTACAGTTACTTCATTTAGTGCTAGTTTAATATCATCATTAAATGGAGATACCGAGGCAGCAGCAAGAGCAGCAAATCAAGCTATAGTTGATATGTCAGATAATGCTAATAAGATGGGTACTGATATGTCTTTAATTCAAAGTGCATACCAAGGTTTCGCAAAGCAGAATTATACAATGTTGGATAACTTAAAATTAGGTTATGGTGGTACTAAAACTGAAATGGAAAGGTTATTGAAAGATGCCGAAAAAATCAGTGGTGTTAAATATGACATTTCTAACTTAAATGATGTATATAGTGCCATCCATGTTATTCAAACTGAAATGGGAATAACAGGTACTACAGCGGCAGAGGCTGAAAAGACAATATCAGGTTCAGCAAATGCTATGAAGAGTGCATTTGAAAACTTAATAACTGGATTTGGTAATGCTGATGCAGATATGCAAGTCTTGGTTAAAAACCTGGCTGATTCATTAAATACGGTTATTAAAAATATAACTCCAGTTTTAAATAATATAGTATCAGTTCTACCAACGGTTCTGGATGCTCTTTTAGGTGCAATAGGTCAAATGTTGCCAACCTTATTAGAGGCAGTCACAGAACTTTTTTCTAGTTTACTTGAAACTATATTGAATTTAATTCCAGAGCTTATTCCAACCGTAGTTACAGCATTAACCACAATAATAGAAACATTGGTGGAAAACCTACCGCTATTAATGGATGCAATTGTTGTTATTTTTACATCTTTAATTGAAGGAATAGGAGAGTTACTACCTACATTAATTCCAACAGCAGTAGAAGCCATTATTACAATTGTTAATGGTTTGATTGAAAACCTACCGATGCTTTTAAATGCCGCACTTCAATTAATAATGGGATTAGCACAAGGTTTAATCACAGCACTTCCAGTTCTTATTGCAGCACTTCCTGAAATAATAAATGGAATTGTGACATTTCTACTAAATTCAATACCTCAAATAATCCAAACAGGAATAGAACTTCTTACATCTTTAATTGGTGCTTTGCCAGACATTATAAAAACAATAGTTGAGGCTATACCACAAATAATTGATGGATTGCTTACTGCTTTGATGGAGTCAATACCTCTTATTATTCAAGCAGGTATCGATTTGCTTATTGCACTTATACAAGCACTTCCTCAAATTATAACAACCATTGTAAATGCTATACCAAAAATCATAACAGGAATAGTTAATGCCTTGATTGGAAACATCGATAAAATTATAATGGCAGGAGTTCAGTTGTTTGTTGCGTTGATTAAGAACTTACCAACAATTATTGTAGAAATAGTAAAAGCAGTACCACAAATTGTGTCTGCATTAGTTAATGGATTTAAAAATGGTATAGGATCATTAGCTGAAGTTGGTAAAAACTTAATACAAGGATTATGGAATGGTATCAATAATGCTAAAGATTGGGTACTAAATAAAATTAAAGGATTTGGTCAGTCAATTCTTAATGGTATCAAAAGTTTCTTCGGTATTCATTCTCCATCAAGAGTATTTAGAGATGAGATTGGTTCAAATCTTGCTTTAGGTTTAGGAGAAGGTTTCACTCAAGAAATGAACAATGTTTCTGATATGATGGAAGACTCAATACCAACTGATTTTAATGTTGGAATGAATGCTGATGTTGATAGCATTGGAATGAATGCTAATTCATATTCAAAAGATAGCTTGGTTAGTGCTTTTCAACAAGCGTTAAATGGAATGAGCATAAAAATATCAGAAGATGTATTTGGAGAATTGGTAATAAATAATGTGGAAAAGGTGGTGTATGGATAATGGCAGAAATAATATGGAAGAATAAATCAAGCAGAGAAATAGAAGGACTTATTATCACTAATACACCTCCAATCACAAAGCCAAAAATGAGAGTAGATAAAATTGAAATTGATG